GCACGGATAATTACGCTCGAATCACCTTGCGTCAGGTTATGGAACTGGCGCGCGGCTTCCCGCAACTCGCTCTTCACTGCGTCTGTATCGGTATTCATGTCGGGTTCCTTGCGGGTGGGTCAGGCGGCTTGCCGTTGAGCGACAGACTTCGGTACTTCGTCTTTGTCGATCGTCTTTTTGAAGCCGACGTTGCCAGCGGTGTGGAATACGACGATCCCTTCGGGCCTCATGAATCCCGGCACTGCCTGACTGCCGAATAGTGCGAGCTCGCCAAGCACCAGATCAGCGCGCAGATCGGAGAAGTTGCCGCGCCAGAGCGTTGGCACCACATGGCAGCACAAAGGCCGTACTGCGGGATCGTCCCAGCGCGATACATTGAACAGAGCGAAGCGCTTTTCCTGCAGGCCGTAGGTGCGTTGGATGCCAGAGCCGAACCATTCGCCAAAGTGCCGACCGGGACCAAGATCAACGAGCTGCTCGGCTTTTTCGACAACCCATCGGGCGAAGCCTGCGTTGTCGTTCTCGGGAGTAATGAAGCGCGTACGCGATTGCGCGTAGATTTTCAGGTTGCCAACCTTGGCAATCGCGTTGACCGGCGATTCACCGATCAAACCGTCTTCGATCACTACCGCAGCGTTGGTGCCGTCAATCTTCTCGGTGACGATAACTTCGCGCGAGTAGCGGGCCATCTTCGGAAATTCAACGAAATCCATTTTGTTCTCTCGAAAAAGCCCGGCCGGAACCGGGGATCACACGTGACTTCGCATGGCGCTCGAAAGCGCCTACGATTGATTGTTGGGGGCCGCTGCATCGCGTTTTCATCGGGAACCGCTTGCGCCTATCCGATGCGATGCTGCGGCGGTAGAGCTAGGCGGCTTGCTTGTGAAGCGCCGCTTCTAGGTGACGCATCAGCGCGGCGCAGATTGACTCGAAATCTGACTCGTGATAGAGCTTCGCGTTTTTGTCGGTTGCGGCATGCTTGAAACCTAGCGTTGCCAAGCCTTCAGCCGTCAGCGCGATCGGTGCCAACCTTTCGTTGATCTGGCCCAAGCGAAGCGTCGGGGCGCTCGTCGGAGCGACGCGAGGTGCCGGCCGGGAAATCTGCGGAATGTTGAGTTCGCGCGGCGGCTCTACTGCCTTGGACGACGCCTGCGCTGCCTGCACTGCGGCCTGCGCTGTCTTCTCCGCTTCCGCCTGCTTGTGCTGCTCGATCCGCGCCGTGACGGCCAACTGAAAGTCTTCAGCCGGCTTCTGGATCAGCGTCTGTAGATCGCGGAACAGGAAGCCGAATTCGGACTTAACCGGCTCATACCAATCGAGCTTGGCACGCAAGTCCTTTGCTGCTGCATCGGCAGCGATCTTGCCGTTAGCCAACGCCGTGTCGAGCTTGTCGTAAAGGCTGGCGATAGTCTTCAGCCCCTTAATGGCGCCCGCGAAGTCCGGTGCGGCGACGACGATGCTCACCTCGCCCAGCGCGTTGTTCAGCGCTTCAATATGGTCTGCGTACTTCTGGCGACGTTCGGCAACAGCGTTTTCCTTGATCTGCTTCTTGCGCTGCTCGACCAAGGTATTCAGCGCGAGGCGTTTCGTGCGCAGTTGATCCTTGATGTAGTCGACCGTGCGCATCAATTCGTCGATGCTAGCCGTCTGTGCGATCGCGGCGTTCTTTGCGACCTCGAGATTGTCTTCGGCTTCCTTGCAAAACTTGACCGTCGCATCGGCCTGGACGAAATCATCGTCCGTCTTCAGGTCGGTCTTGATATTCGCAATGAACGTCTCAGCGGCGCTGCGGAACGCTGGCAAATTGCTGGTGATGACTTCGCCGCGGATCTGCACGGCCAGCGCGGGGAGTGCCATGATTGCTTCGGCCTTGGGCGTCTCGGGAATATCGACCGGCACGTACTCGGCTAGATCCTTCTCAAATTGCGCCCACGCAGCGATGACTTGCTGGCGCAACTCCTGGTCCGAGTCATACCAGAAGTGCATTTCTTCCTGAAGATTGCCTTCAGCATCCCAGCGCGTCGCCTGGAAGAGCGTTCGCATCGCGCCCGACACTTCGGACTGATGCTCCATCTGGACGCGGTAGTAGATCGGAAGTTCGGCAGCGCAGGTGGCGGCCCGGATCTCGTCATTCAGGGATTTGTGCTCCCACTGGACGTCTTCGCCCATCGTCAGGCCATCCAGCGATGCTGCCATCTTTCCGCGAGACACGGATGCCGGATACAGATCGGCGCCGATGATCTTCTCGGCAAGCGGACGCGCCAAAGCCTCGAAGCGATGCCCGTCATCGAAAAGGCGCTGTGTACGCTCATCTACATCGGGCGCAATGCCGGTTGCCCTCTCATGCAGCAACTCTGAACGCTTTTTGTAGGGCGAAACGCCCATCATTGCCGGAGCATCGCTGGCGTTCCAGTAGTTCGAGCGGTGGGCCAACCAGGCCGGGCTTCCCTGCTCCAGGGAGTGGATAACACGTTCATTCATCTTCGTGGCTCCATGCGTCGATCGTCATTTTTTGGCTGTCGCTGAGTTTGGTCTTCGACTCGATCATCTTGACCAAATCGTCGACTGACTTCTTGCGTTCAAGGATCAGCTTTCGCCATTCGGGGGATTTCTTCTCGAACTCCTCGGCTGAGCACACCGGAATAACCTTGGCCGCCGTTGCACTTTCTGCCGTCGCGCTCTCGCCGCCCTGCTCCGCCTTGTTCTCGACAACCTGTTTCCACGTCGCCTCGCCGTCTTTGATGGCGCCGTAGATCCCGCGAAGGTCGACCAGTTCAGTCGGGGAACAGGCGTCGAGCGAGTGACCCAGATACTTCGTCAGGTCTTCAACCTTGACGCCGATCTCGGCGAAGGCGTCGGCGATGCGCTTGCGCTCCGCGCCGGGGTCACGTGCGGCCTCGTTCATGCGAACGGCCTTGATGATTTCCTCGGCCTCATCCTGCAGATCGCCCGGGATGATCCGCAGACCAAGCGTCCGAACAGCCTTCGAAATCAGCGCGCCACGCTTGTTGAGCAGGTCGTCATCGTTGGCCGGAACGGTGTAGACCATCTTGCCGTAGCTATTCTTGCGGACCGCGATATACGAACCGTCATCGGCCGGCTTCGAGCGCTCGACCGTCTTCGACACCCGCACATCCAGCGGGTAGGTCAGGTTCGATTCGAGATCTGTCACGCTGACGCAATGAATCTCCTTCGAGTCATCCTCGAAGGTCATGGACGTCTCGACCAGCACATTCTTCATGCAACGCAGCGCGACTTCCACGAAGCGAATACCCAAGCCCTCAACGCCCTGGCCGATTGGCTTGCGGTAGTAGGCGCTCTTGTTGTGCGCGAACGATGGGCGCTTACATTCGGACATCAGATCCTGACGGACTTGATCCCAGTTCCGCGGCTGGCGCATTGCCATGACGTAGCGGGCCTCGACCATCGCTTTGGCTTTGGCGGCGATGGCGGTCGATGCTGTTTCGACCAGTGCATGCGTAGATTCTTGTGCGCCGAACTCCTGGCGCGTGGTAAGTGCTGTGCTCATGCTGCTTCCCTCTGTTGTTCTTGCCATGCTGCAAACCGCGCCTCGTACACTTCGAAATACCCGGCGAACGTTTCACGCAGCTTTGCTTTGTTGACTGGATCGGCCATCAGATAGCAATGGGCGAGCGCTTTAATGAATGAGCCGCCCTGTGCTTCCATGACGTGCAGGGCGTTGTCGTAGTGCTGCGCCATTTCAGTCGTCCTTTTCCGCCATCAGCAGAAAGTAAGAATGTGTCTGGTTGACGCGCTTATGCGGTTGCTCGGGATCGATATCCCAGCGCGTTTGAATTTCGAGAATCGGGTAGTCGGAACCGGCGATACCCCAAACTGTGTCCATGCGCCCCACTGCGCCGCTGCCGCCGTTGAACGTTCCGTCTGGATCACTGAACGTCGCAAACGCGGCCATCTGATCGCGGTGGCGAGCCATGATTACGGCGTAGACTTCGGCGCTTGTGACGAGTCGCGTGTAGTCGCTCATGCCGCCACCCTCAACGCCCGCGCGCCGGGCTTTTTGAAGTCAGCCCATGAAACGCGCGTCGGCTCGGTGATGCCAAACAGCTTTGCCGATCCCTCAAAGAAACCGGCGTGTACCGGATCGCGCTGGCCGAAGAACGATTCGCGGAATTGCTCAGCGTCGAGCTTTGACGCCTCTCGCAAAGCACGAGCAGCTTGTCGGTGAGCTTCGTCCAGCGCGCGTAGCGCCTTCACGCGGTCATCGCAGAACTCCTGCAAGGTGTCACGAGCTCGGCGGCGGTCATTCCGTGCACACAGGCGGTGAAAGAGGTTCATATTCAGGCTCCAAGAATTTTCGTAACAACCAGCGCGCCGAAAGTGACGACAAGGCCGATTGAGGCACCAATAAGAATTGCCGTGTGTACGCCGACTACGCCGTCCATGCGTTGGTCAGTGGCGAGACGGGCCCGCTCGTCAGCATATGCCTCGCGGCCCTTGTCGCTGATATGGACGACAACTCCTTCGCCTTCGTCCACGAGTTCCCATGTGGTCATCACAAGCCTCCCCACTGCCGATTAGTCCGCGGGTAGGCGTCTTGACGCTCCCAGTGCTTGTCGCTTGCAATCTCGGCCAGCTCGTCGTCTGTGATCGGCGGCTCGGGATCGAGAAAGGCGTCTAGCGCACAGTCCTGCTGATGCTCCCATTCCCGCTGCTGCTGCTTGAAATGCCTCAGTTTTCGGTATGCCATGATGTGTAGTCCTCAATTCATTTGATATTGAATTGCCCTGGTGGAACGGTGCCGGAGGTGATCCCGGCGTGTCACAGTCCAGTTCAGTCACGAACCACATAGAGCCTGTGACGAAGGGGGCTGAGCCTTCCCGGCAGACTATTCCGGGCCCGCGTTCGCTTCCGTCTCGTCTGCGCATCACCACTGCGCTATAACCGTTCCATCAGGGCCCGGGCATCCCACCCGGATAGACGCTTTCAGGGAGCCGCGCTGTCCACTTAGTAGCCGTCTCTCCGGCTGTCGCACCACTCCTTGCGCCCACTACAGGCCCGGCAGGTGTCGCGTTGAGTTCGTTGCGGCGTCTCACCGCTGCGGCTTATAGCTGCTAAGAGCGGCCGTCGCTTCGGTATTCAATCCAGCGGCCCGAACAGCCTGGCCCGGAAAACCTGCCAAGCCGCCTCATCCCTAGCCCTCTGCGCCGCCATCTGCTCGTCAAGCCATGCGCGGGTGATCTCTACCCATGCGTCAAGTTCGGTT